ACTGGCTTGTGATACAAAACGTATAATTTTGTCACAAGGCTTGACAAAAAGATGGACTTTAACCCAAAAGAATGGTAGAATTAATACCTAATGGATATTAAAAGAATGAATCAGCAGGTCATAGAAGAGACCACGCTTGGAATTTATGTCTGGGAAATGCCAGATGGACGATGGATAGGCGACGATGATGGTAACTTTTTATCAATTACTTCTAAAAAAGGAAACCGATCCAGAATAGATGCTCTTGCAAGAGAAGTAAGATCATATGGAATTTATGAGGGACAGCCAAAATTTTTATCTGGTAGACGTAAAATTGATGATGAAGAATTTGAATACCAGAAGCAAAGACTTAATTGGGGTCTAACACCAGATCCTCTTGATATAGGCGTTTATAAAGATTCATTAAAAAATGGAGGACAGGCGTAATGGAATTTATTGATGACGAACAAGACTCATCACAAAGAATTGATATTTCAAACTCTGCTGATTGGGTAAAATTTAATAATAAAGAAGTAGTGGTGGACACAGATCCATTTAACATAGAAGGCGAAGAATTAAAAAAAGTTAACGGATTGGGTACATCTTTCCGTAGAAAAATGTCTAGAGAATTTTCAAAACGTTTTGTTGGTCAAGAAGGAACTGGAACTCAACAGAATTTATTACAACAAGCAGTTACTGGTTATGCAATGTTCGATCTGGTGCAGCCACCTTATAATTTAGAATATTTATCAAAGATCTATGAGATATCTCCATATAATTATGCAGCAATTAATGCAAAAGTTGCAAATATTGTTGGGCTTGGATATACATTTGTTGAAACAAAAAAAGCAAATGATGCATTAGATAACATTGAAGATTCAAAACAATTAGATCGTGCTCGTCGTAAATTAAATAAACTACGTCAAGATTTAGATAATTGGTTAGAGGAGACAAACGAAGAAGAAACGTTTACAGAAACTTTAATTAAAGCATATATAGATTTAGAAGCCACTGGAAATGGCTTTATTGAAATTGGTAGAACAACATCTGGAAATATAGGATATATTGGACATATTCCTGCAAAGACAATGCGTGTTCGTCGTTTACGTGATGGATTTATTCAATTGTTATATGGAAAGGCTGTGTATTTTAGAAATTTTGGAGACCTAGAAACTCCTAATCCAATTTCAGGTGTAGAGGATCGTCCAAACGAAATTATTCATTTAATGAAATATACTCCAATGAATAATTATTACGGAATACCAGATATTATTGCAGCACAAAACGCAATGGCAGGAAATGAATTTGCTGGTAAATATAACTTAGATTATTTTGAAAATAAAGCAGTGCCTCGTTATATTATCACAGTAAAAGGTGCTAAATTGGCACCAGAGTCAGAACGTAAATTACTTGAATTTTTCCAAGTAGGCCTAAAAGGTAAAAATCATAGGTCTTTATATGTGCCACTCCCACCAGATACATCAGATTCTAAGGTTGAATTTAAAATGGAACCAATTGAAGCAAATGCTCAAGAGTCTTCATTTAATGTTTATCGTAAATCAAATAGAGATGAAATATTATTAGCTCATAGAGTTCCAATTAATAAAATTGGAGTTCCAGAGGGTGTAAGCCTAGCTTCAGCCAGAGATGCAGATAAAATGTTCAAGGAGCAGGTATGCCGACCAGCACAAGATATTTTAGAAAAGAAATTAAATAGAATTATTTCAGAAAAAACAGATGCTTTAATTCTTAAATTTAATGAATTAACGTTAACTGACGAGGATACTCAGTCTAAAATTGATGAAAGATATTTAAGAATGCAGGTAATTACCCCTAATGAAGTTAGAATTAGAAAAGGTATGATACCTATGGAAAACGGAGATGCTGTTGTACAATTAAAGCCACAACAGGCAGCAGAGCAAACAGCACAAGCAATGAACTCTAGACAAAGAACCCAGGAGAGATCAGCAAATTCGCCAGATAATTCTGGGGAGGCCAGAAATCCAAAAGGTGAGGGCAGAGTCACAGCTTAATTATTAGGCAACTAGTTATTTGCCTTTTTATTTATAGAAAGATAAAATTAAGCATATGAATATTGAAAAATCTTATTGGTCCAGCAATGGCGATAATATTAATTTATCAGTTCCCTTCACAAAAGTCAATCGTGAAAAGAGAACTGTATCTGGTTTTGCAACACTAGACAATCTAGATCAAACTGGGGATGTGGTTACAGCAGAAGCTAGTTTAAAAGCATTTGAAAATTTCCGTGGAAATATTCGTGAAATGCATGGACCAAATGCAGTTGGCAAAATGGTTTCATTTAAACCAGAAACATACTATGATGCAAAAAGTGGTGAATTTTACCATGGCGTTTATGTAGATGCATACATTTCTAAGGGCGCACAAGATACTTGGGAAAAAATTCTAGACGGCACATTGTCAGGATTTTCTATTGGCGGAAAAATTATTGAATCAGACAATGAAGTTAATAAATCTACAGGACAAGCAATTAGATTTATTAAAGATTATTCATTGATGGAGTTATCTGTAGTAGATTCACCAGCAAATGAATTATGTAATATTATTTCTGTTCAAAAAATGAATGGTCAATTAATTTTTAAAGGAATTGCAGCAGAAGTACTTACAGAAAATATTTTTTATTGTGAAGACAGCGACTCAGTCTTCATGTCAACAGAATCATCCTACACATCACCAGTAACTGGCAAGCCAGCAAGTTTAATTGGCTGGGTTGAAACTAAGGATGTTAACAAAGCAAAAGAAATAGAAAAGATTCTTGCTTCATTTAAGAAGACAAGATTAACGTTGCCTGAAACACAAACAATTGCAAAACAGGCAAACGAAGAAGGAGGTAATGAAGTGTCAGAAAACACAGAAACAGTAGCAGTAGAAGAAACTGCTCCAGTAGAAGTTTCAGCTCCTGCAGAAGATGCAGTAGTTGAGAAAGCTGTTACAGAAGATGTAGTAGCAGATGCTTCTGCCGAAACCGTTGAAAAAGCAGCAGACGTCTCAGAGGTCGTTGTTGATGAGCCTGATTTTGCAAAAATGTTAGGTGATCTAAAGGGCTTTTTCTCAGAAACTCTAAGTAAAGCTTCAGAAGCAAATGCAGCACAAGTTACAACTATTAAAGAAACAGTTGAAACTTTTAGCAAGAGCGTTGAAGGTCGAATTTCAGAGTTGGCAGAACAACACGCAGAACTCAGCAAAGCTGTTGAGAATATCAAGAACACGATTGATGGCGTAGAAAAGCGTGTCGACGCAGTAGAATCAGAGACTGCAATTAAGAAGTCCTCAGACCTTGGCGGGTCTCAGGAAGTAACAATCCAAAAATCAAAATGGAACGGTTCTTTCCTCGGTTCCGTAAACGAACTATTTAAATAAAGGGTAGGTGAAATAAATAAATGAGTAATGAATTATTAGAAAAGTCAGTTGCTGCTAATACAACAGTAACTGGTACATTCGAATCCTCAACTGGAGGAACAGGAGTTCACCGTGCATCTGAAGATGGCAACGGTGGATTACTAAATCCAGAACAATCAGCACGATTCCTAGACTATATGTTCGACGCTACCGTAATTGGTAAGGTTGCACGTACAGTTCGCATGAGAGCTGATACAACTGAAATTGATCGCATGAACGTAGGCGAAAAGCTTATGAAGCTTGCGACAGAAGGTGACGATACTGGTGCAAACGCAGCCGTTACATTCTCAAAGATTTCTTTAACAACAAAGAAATTGCGCCTAGATTGGGAACTTTCAACTGAGTCTCTAGAAGACAACATTGAAGGTGCAGATCTAGAAGATCACATTGCACGTTTGATGGCAACACAGGCAGGTAACGACATTGAAGATGTTATTCTAAATGGAGATACAGACCTATCATCAGACTCACTATATAAGGCATTTGATGGTGTAGTAAAGAAGGCTAAGGACAACGCACACGTAGTTGACGCTGGTGGAGCTGCAATCACTCGTGCTGTATTTAACAGCGCTTTGAAGGCATTGCCACGTAAGTACAAGCAACGTCGTACAGATCTTCGCTTCTTGTCAGGTTCAAACTTGATTCAAGATTATCTATATTCAACATCACAAAATATTCAGAATGTTAACCCACAAGATATTGCTTCTGGCATTATCCGTGGTGAGGTAGCTCCAGTATCTGGCCCAGCTGGTTACGTAGCTCCATACGCATTCGGTAT